TTTCTAGTAAGCCAATTATTCTTCTTTATGTATTCACGATCCTTCTCACTACCCAGAAAAACATTGACTTTAAATTTCTCTTTAAAGAAGTCGTTCCATAAGGCAGCATTTTCGTCCAGTTCGCGTTTGACGAATTCGATTAGTGCAGGGGGAAAGCTAGGTCGAATGTCATAAACAAACTCGATATTTGGATGATCACGACTTCCAAGTTTTTTATTCACTTCAGCAAAGGCTCGCACCCTTATCGCAGAGAAATCTGACTCTTTTCTAGAATCGGTCTCGTAAAAAATGCCTGTGTCAGCTCGGCGGATCAACTTCGAGTCGCGTACTCCGTAAATCATCACGCCTTTGTAATTTACATAGTCAATAGCGGTGGTCGGTGTTGGTGTTGCCTGAGGAGTTGGTGTTGGTGTTGGTGTTGGCGTTGGTGTTGGTGTTGGCGTTGGTGTTGGTGTTGGTGTTGGTGTTGGTGTAACAGGTACGCAAGCACCTGTGTTTGGACAACTACCGCCAGTCCAACAGACATTTCTGTAACCTGAAGGACAACTATCGTCTGCTTGTACGCCACTTCTTTCTGGATCACAGTCAGAACACGGTGACGAGCCACAGTTTCCATTTGCGCTAGAGCAAGGTAGAGGTGTTGGTGTTGGAGTTGGTGTTGGAGTAGGAGTTGGTGTTGGAGTAGGAGTTGGTGTTGGAGTAGGAGTTGGTGTTGGAGTAGGAGTTGGAGTCGGAGTAGGTGTTGGAGTAGGAGTTGGAGTAGGGGTTGGAGTAGGGGTTGGTGTTGGACAACATTCATTAGTATCAGGATTAAATGTACCTGGGCATTGCTCTTCATTTGAAGCGTAGTAACATCCTGGGCCATAAGTCGGAGTTGGTGTCGGAGTTGGTGTCGGAGTTGGTGTCGGAGTTGGTGTCGGAGTTGGAGTCGGAGTAGGTGTTGGTGTTGGTGTTGGTGCATTACAACTTTGTGGTGTTATATAAACTCCGCCTGACAAACTATTGAATGGTTCATCTGCAGAACACATTTCACCAAATGCAAGAACTGCTGTGTTGGTACTTGAGTAACTTCCTTGTACTCCAAGTCCATTAGAGCAACATCCGTAATATGTTGTAAGTGTTGGAGTAGGAGTTGGTGTTGGAGTAGGAGTTGGTGTTGGAGTTGGTGTTGGGGTAGGAGTTGGAGTTGGAGAGACTCCAGGCCAAGGTCTTCCATCGCTATCACAGCATCTTGTTGGATCATCGCTACATGGATCAGAATAACTTCCAGATGTATCTCCTGGTGGTGGGCACACTAATGTTGGTGTTGGTGTCGGAGTTGGTGTCGGAGTTGGAGTCGGAGTCGGTGTTGGTGTTGGAGTCGGGGTTGGTGTTGGTGTTGGAGTAGGTGTTGGAGTAGGTGTTGGCGTAGGAGTTGGAGTAGGGGTTGGAGTAGGAGTTGGAGTAGGGGTTGGAGTAGGAGTTGGAGTAGGGGTTGGTGTTGGTGTTGGTGTTGGAGTTGGGGTAGGGGTTGGTGTTGGTACTACTACGTTAAGTAAGTTTCCAAAAAAAAACCATGTATTGGTGTCTATTTTAACTAAAGTTCCTTTTGAATATTGTCCATCTAAAGATTTTATATTAGACTTGCTGTTAATTAAAACAGCACCACTACCTTCAGATACAGTTACTGAACCAGTGCCTGTTTGAATTATATCAACTGAATATCCTATTGGAATTTCTATTGCCGAATTTGCTGGAATGGTTACAGTTGTTGGGTTAGAGGAGTATATAATAACAGTCTTGCCAACATCTTCTGGAGACACAGTAAAACTTAATGATTTTGTTATAACTGTTCCAACATTTGCAATTCTTGGCTCAACATCAAATCTTAAATCAACAGAGTTCCAATCAATAGCCTCTCCTGCAAGAGCAGGGTATCCTCCAGTAGCACCAGATAGTGCATCTGTAATTTCTGTATCAACATATGATATTGTTGCTAAATTTGCTGTGTTTAATATTCCGTGGACATTTGTGGTTGCTGAATTATGAGTTGAAATAGCAGTATTTCTATTTGTTGTTTCTGTAGCAATAGCAGTGTTTCTGTTTGCTGTTTCTGTAGCAATAGCATTGTTTCTATTTATTACTTCTGCTGCATCGGCATCAACAAGGTTTTGAAGGTGTTTTGCAATTGAGTTTGGCAAAAGGTTTGCAACGTTTGTATTTGTTCCATCATAAGCATATGAACCATAATGATAAAGTCTTAGTGCTGCCTGAATATCTGCTGCATCTGAAAATCCTGGAACTTTGGTATTAAAAAGCCCAGTGCCTGTAGCGGTATTGTCAATGTTTTCTGCTGCCACTATAAATCACCTCTTGCCATTATACCACCGTAATAAATAAATGAACACGCTTTGTACCAGCCATTGGCTGCCATACGCCCTCAATATATTCTACACCCTTTATTTGAAGTGATAGTGCTCTGATTGGATTATCTATTATGGAGCCAATTACAAGACTTGTTGAAAGAGGTCCTCCAGTTGGTGATGAAATAGAATACTGAATGCTAAAGTTTGCAGATGTAAGGTTTATATCGCTTGCAATTTCTGTTATATTGATTGGAGGTATTGTAAGGGTTCCAATATCATTGCTTACAACAGCGGTTACATGCTTTACAGAAGAATAGAAGTTTGTTTTTAAACTAAGCATTTCTGTCCACTGGGTGCCAGTAGGTGTTGCTACTCTTTGGAAAATTGTTTTGTATGTTGGTGAGTATGGGTTATAATCAATTGCAATGTCTAAAGCATTAATTCCATCTGGAAGATCAAATCCTGGGGCAGGTGGAAGATATCTAGGTTGAAGTTGTAGCGCAGCATTAACAAGTGCATCTTGTGGGTTTCCATTTGATCCTACGATGATACTTCCACGATCACCTTGTGGTCCTATATCTAAATCAAGACTAATTGTTTCTGGTCCACCAAATACAGTTAAATCGTCATTTGATAAAATTATGTCTGCCATTATGCTCCTTATGGTCGAGACGCAGCATTTGCGCCTGTGACCTGATCTGTAATAGTTATTTTACCTGTTAAAAGTGTTTGAACTAGTGCATACTGTCCAAGGCCTGGTGTTCCTGCTTCTTTTCTAACTTCAACGTCATATACATATTCTGTTCCAGCAATTAGTTGTTCTCCTTCTGGAGGTCTAATTGCACACTGAACAAACGTATTGTCATCTGAAACTCTAGCAAAACATTCTATTGGCTGTTGAACTCCTGGAGTAGTAGGTATTGATCCTCTGGCGGTAGCGATTGTAAACTGTGCTCCATCATATGGTGCTACTGTATCTGTTACATCATCTGGAAGACTTGCAAAATTTGTTGGCTGATTTCTGTACGGACTTAAATCAAAAACCGTTCCATCGTTCTTTTTAGGGTAGATACGAAACTCAAAGGTGTCACCCTTATAGTAATTAAAGTCATAGGTTGCTGGAAATGCCATGGTTTTATTATACCACGCTGACGTAGACAGAATTAAAGATTACGGATGCATCAAAGTCTGTTCTTATTTGAGGAACTGCTCCATTACCCCACATAGCAGTATTTTCAATAAAGATCTTTTGGGTAACTGAAAGGTTGTATGTGTTTTGATATTTAAGGGAGCCTACGAACTGTACAAACTCCTGATCATTGCTTGCAAAATAGGTTCTTATCCAAACCTCTGTATTAGAACTATATGTCGTTAGTTCAAAGTTGTATGTTACTGATACTTGGGAGCCTTCTTTTATACCGTGAAAGTTTAGGGCTCTTTGGTGGCTATTCCAAAGACTAGTGCATCCTTCTGGAAGGTATTTTTCATTTTGGCTCTTGTCTTTTGTGTCTAATAGAAGAGTTACCCAACCATCGTCTCCTTGAGAGATACCAAGTTTTGTTGGTTTGTCAATAGTATTTGTGTATGAGGCCCATCCTGCTTGTTGTCCTGAAGATGATAATGAACTTTGTCCATTTACTCCTGCTGGACCACGATCTCCTTTGGGACCAGGCTCTCCTTGTGCTCCCTGTAAACCTTGTTCGCCATTTCTGCCATCTCTACCTGCTGGCCCTTGTGGTCCGACTGGGCCAGGGACTGGAAGAAATGAAAGAGCATTATCTACAGTAGGAGATGCTTGACTTTGTTCTACTTGTGCAGCATATGAAGATTTTTTTGCACCTGGAAAATCCATAGATTTAGAAACGGCCATGAGGTTATTATCTCACGGTTTTACTAAACTATACTTGTAATAATTCCATTAGTTACTGTTACTATTTTGTTATCTTGAGAAGTAAATGTTCCTGTTGCTCCCGTTGGTAAATCACCAATAGTTGCAATTTGGTTTGCTGGAACTGTAGGATCTTTTAGAAATTCTCCGTTATTTGCACTAAGCCAAACTTTGTCTGATGCTGAGACTAACATGCTTCCACCAATTGGTGTTGCAATTCCATTAATTATTGCTATTCCTGGATTTGTTGGTGTTCCTGGATTTCCAGTCCCATCCCAATAAGTTAAACCACCATCTTCACCTTTAGCAGATACTAAAATCCATCCGTACCCTGGTGGGGCATATGATGAAAATTGACCGTTAGGGTGATAGTAAGTCGATCCTTCAAACTCAACTAAAGATCCAGGACCATAATCAATTCCATTTACCCATGGACCAGTAAAGTTCCAAAGTGCATCTGCACCATTTGTCCCGTTTGCACCATCTGCGCCTTTAGGAATCCAAACTTCCCACTGTGCAGTATTTCCAACTGGATCACCAAGTTGTCCACTTGCTTTAGCAAGATAAAGTTGTCCATCTGAACCTCGTACTACTGCAATGTTTGGTAAGTATCCGCTATTTGGATTGTAGTTTCCTAAATAGTAAATTCCAAAATCTGCACCATTTGTACCATTAGTTCCATTTGTCCCGTTTGTACCGTTTGTACCATCTGCACCCTTTGATGCAATTAAATCAAACTTTGCAGTAACGGTTGGAAGTGTTCCAGCAGTTGTAACTGATTTTGTATAATAAAGTTGTCCTTGATAAACTACGACATCTCCAACTGCATAAGCAGCAGCAGGGTTATATGTACCTTGATATGACCATACTGCATTTGCGCCTGGAGTTCCTTGCAAACCTCTTTCACCTTGGGGACCTCTAGCACCTGGTGCTCCCTCGTCTCCCTTGTCTCCAACTGCGCCTGGCATTGGAACAATTTTAATAACTGCCATTATAGTGTACCCCCTGGTGTAATGTCGCCTAATACTTGTATGGTTCCAATTACTGGAGTCCAAACAGTGTCTTCAATTAATTCTGGAATTGTTACTTGTAGATCAAATGGTAATTGAGCCACAACTGATGAGTATTTCAATCCCCAATTTTTTGTAACCGATGGGTAGGCTGTAATATCGACAAATCCTACTCCAGGCTCACATTCGAGGGCATCCAAAACGTTACCAGATTGATCATAAGCAGTTGCTCTAAAAGTCCATCCAGTAGTATCGTAATAATCTATCTCGTTATCTTCGTAGAACTCTACTCTCAGAGTTCCAGTATCTCCTCTAACAACGCTCCATTGCATAGTGACTGGATCGGCACCAAAAGCAAGAGAAGAGTGAATAGGCATACTCAGATTATACCATAAATAAAGACTAATACCTTGATTGGTGGGTATAGGACAAACCAAGGTATTAGCCAGTAATAAAATTATACCATAATAGGACAATCTGGACATGATATTTAAAGTTATCAAATTGTTATAATAGACAATGTCCGTTTTGTTACCATAAGTCTATTTTGACCATGTATGCGATAGTGTATACTAAATATATATAAGAAAAAAGAACTATCTTTATAGTTTTAAAAGATATCTTTATATATAGTATATAGCAAAATTATTTATTAAGTTTGTCAATGTGCTCAAGTAAAATTTTATACATCTCGTCGAGTTTCTTTTCTTGTCTATCTCTAGATTTGATAGAGTCAATTCTCTGGTCTTCAACAGCATTTTCTAATCTATTAATTTGATCTTTTACCGATGATCCGCCATTGGTTTTAAGTTCGCTGAGATAATGTTTAACAAGCCACTTGATTCCAAATGCGATTGATGATACAATTGTAAGAATGGCTACAATTAAGGAAGCCCAGTCTTGGATTGTCATAGTAACATTATTATAAGGGGTATATTCGACAAATGAAAACAGACATACTTAACACATTGGAGTATTCTAAGAATTTGATTATATCCCCTGATATGGATGGTTTTATGACCGCAAAATTATTGGAGCGTTTTAACGGTTCGCAAATAGTAGGATCTTACGACAAAAATATTTTATGTCTCGCCGATGATATAGATCCGTCGGAATGTTTGTTCGTCGATTGCGATATGAATCAAGAAGAGTTTGTATCTCTCGGCAATCATATGAGACTTCTTGAAGACGGTATGTCAAGTAAGTCGTTCAATCCGAATGTACACTTCGGCGTCACGACATATAGCGACAAGTTTCCTTTCGCAACCGCTTTTTTGATTTCGTTCGCAATAGAGGCTAATCTATCCGAACAAGACCTTATACGCATGGCTTTCGCTGACTCAACTCTCAAAAACATGGAGAAGTACAGCGATAACATGCGAAACTGGTCAAAACGAATGGATCATCATGCAACAAGGTACATAATAGACAATTCGGACATTGCAAGAAAGAATGATGCACAAGCAAGGTTTGATTATGTAGATCAATCATTTACATCAAAACGTTATGGCAAGACAAGGTACATAGATACCCTTAATAACGCCCTACAAGGCCAGGAGATGAGTTTTGAGCCACTAGTCCAGGGTATGAAGTATGTATGCGACAAAGTTGGCATAGAAACCCTTATAAGGTATAATAGAGATATCATATCTTACGCAGAGATATTTACAGGGGAGTACTCTGTTACATACGACCAAGAAAAGGAATGGGCATGATAAGACACGAAGTAATTGAGATTATGATTGAGACAGTAAACAATTATAATAGAAACTTAATGGCGCAATCAAATTTGAGCCAAGAAGATATTAAAAAAGGAATTGACGGACAGTATCCAGCATTGCAGCATATGATGGGTTTGATCTATGATGATCTTGAAGTTCAAGACGTTTTTAAGTAAAATATAAAAAATTTATGCCATGTTACGAATGAATTGGGCTATATCGTGAGATGCATCATGATAACTACCGTGAAATTTATTCTCAACTTGATTTGCAATAGCAAACCTTAGTTTCTGCTCAATCTGAAATAGCAAAACCGCTTGTGCTTGCTCTGGAGTTAGATGTTGTTGATCGCTATCCATTTTTGCAACTACAATCTGTGCAGCATGTTTCTGAAAATAATTTTACAGCCAGGTTTGGCTCTTGTCTACCCATGTTGTCTGTTACTGGCATAGGTTTAGATTCGAATTGTAGATCTATGTCCCAGGCATTTTCTAGATTATCTAATATTCCCATGTTATCCATTATACACTAAATCTGAAAAATTTTGTAAAACCTAATTAGCCTAAAATCTGAATATTTTGTCCAGATGTATGATACACGTATTTAAAAAGAAACACCAAAAAAGATAGTGAGCACATAACTCACTACCTCTCTTAGTATAGACTAATTAGTTAACTAGTTTGGTAAACTACCACTACCCCGAACTAGTTTTACTTAGTATGGGTACCACCTTGCGATCTAGATAGGCTTTCATCTTCTCATTGTCTTTCTGTTGCTTTAGGTCAATGTTAGTGATGCCTATGTCTTTTAGTACCTTGCTAGTTTCTACTACAATAGTTTTAGCGAATGCAACACCTAATAGTTTTAATCCTAAAGGAATTGCAACAACTGCACCAATAACTAAAATCATAGTGACTACTGCACCGAAGATAAGAAAGTATCCTATCCAATCAAATAAAACACTAAATGGATTAGTAAACCAATCAAACAATAGAAACCTCTGCCTTCCAAGCATCGACAATACGGGATACATGTGCATAAGTATTAGCACAATCATAACAAATCTGTTCTGTTGGTATGCCTAGCATAAAGGCATCTGTTCCACTAAAAACCAACTCAACGGAATCGCATTTAGGTGTTTTGCATGTGTTCATTTATTTATCTCTTTTCTTTTGTGCATAAGCAGGGGTTGATTGTTATTTGTTTACCCTTTAGGGTAACGATTGCTAGGGTACTACATTGTGAGCATAGGTATATGTGCATTAGTGTTCACTCTTATCTAGCATAGTAGGGATAAGTACTAGTATAGTGCATAGCACTGACAAGGCTACTACAATAATAGGCAGGCTCATTAGTTACACTCCTCACAGGGGCATTGTGGGAATTCAGCATCTTGCTTAATGCGATTAGCAAGGGCAATAACCTTTTTATAGGTATCTGCACTGGCACCTCTAAAAGATACTACCTTACCCTCTGCTACTAGGTGAGCAGCCTTATTTATTTTTTGTTCTAGTGTTAATGTAGTCATTTAATGACCACCTTTCTTTTTGTTTCTATGGTATCACCTTGATACCTTTTTTTGTTGACCTAGGTTATTTGCTCTTATTTGCTACGCTCACTCTATTTCTAGATTTATTTGGTAGGCTCAGAGGCTCACTAGGATTTGTATTTAATTGTTATAGTAGTAATACTAGCAGACATTCCCCTAAAAGTCAAGCCCTAGAGGGGGTGTTTCTGTGTGATTTAGGTCACTTATTTGCTATGCTCATCGAACAGATGTTCGCTTATTTGATAGGCTCATTGACCTTAATTAACTCTATTTAATTTTTCTTATACTAGTATAATAACACATCTACCCCCAAAAGTCAAGTCCTAACACGGCGTGTCGTGTGTGATCTCTATCACAAGGGGCCGCCCCCTGCATACACCCTATATAGCGCCCCATGTGGTGCACATCACACGTGACCTACATCACAATGTCCGATTTGCCCTATTTATACCCCACTAAATGTCAGACCCCCCTGCTATACTTACTAGTATAAAGAAAGTCAGAAAAGGTTTCTGAACTAGAAAGGAATTCAAATGAATTCAAATGTAATAAACACAGTATGTGTGTCACATACCCCTAATAAGTCTGCTATCTCAGAATACGCAGATACACAATTCACATTCTGTGAAATTTGTGAAAATAACATTGAACGTTGGTATAACGATACTGACCCAGAACGTCTACCTATGTGGACAGATTGGAAAGTGTCTAAATAATGACTAATAGAATTTTTGAGCCTTTCGCTACTGTAAGCGATTATCCTAGAGGTTTAATGAACCTCTGCCCTTGTGGACAGGTTGTCCTAGCCCCTGCGAAATACCACGCAGGATTTCCTTGGTGGGAAAATCCTAACCAATGTAAAGAATTATTTGAAGGAGTTAAATAATGAATAAATTAATTTGTTGCTTTTGTGAAAACACTTATTCCGAGGGAACGCTATTTTGCGATTTCTGTAATGAATACAAAGGTCTAATGACCATAACTGAATTTGACCAATACTATGGAGAAAGGATTTATAAATAATGAAAACTAATTTTGAAATTACACAAGAAATAAACACTCTTGCTAAAAAACACTATGGCGAACACGATTTCGCATTTACTTGGGGTTGTGCTCAAGCACTTTTAACCACTAAGCAATTAGAGTTAATTCTTGGAATAATAAAAGAAAGAGAGGAAAACTAAATGAGTTTTTATCAAACTTTTTTTGAAAGTGGTAATGCACTATTCTGGTTCTCTATGATCTGTTTAGCAAGTGGATTTTATTTATTCGTAAAAGAATAAATTTAATTCCCCTGCAAAAACAGGGCGCCCCGTGTGACGCATCTCACACCGAAAATGTCCGATTTGTGCGTGTCTAAATTTGACTTTTGGGGCTTGGCCTGCTATACTTCTAGTATAAGAAAAATTAAATAAGGACAAATCGGCTAATGAGCCTAAGCAAATAAATGTGACCAGTATCACAGTGAGCCTTAGCGAATAAGTAGCCAAAATGTCAGCCCCACCTGATAAGATAGTCTTATCAACTTAACGAAAGGAAGTCTAAAAATGACTTACACTATAACACTAGAAACCTTTAATGGTTCTGTCAAAAAAATTGCTATGCCCTCAAAAGGTGCAGTAGCACAATTCATCTCAACTTATCCGACACAATTACCTGTCGGCGTATCTGTCAAGGTTGCTTGCGATACCCTCGGAATTAGTGGCACACTTCGTGGCACTCTTACACCCTCAAACTCAAACTAAGAATAGGAAAACTAAAATAATGATAAAAGTAAATCACTCTCTAAATTTCGTTACAGAATTTGACGAAACACATCCAATTGCTAAGCAAGCACTTTCTTTGCCTCAAGCAGATTTAATTGCTATGCTTGAAGGTATGCTAAAAGATTTAGTAGTGCCTGCCCTTGCCTCAACACTTGAGGACATAAATGCTCGTGGGTCCTACGCAATTCTAAAGGTAGCCGAATAATGATGACTCGTAAAGACTATGTAAAGGTTGCCGAAATTCTTAGCAACTATTTTGCTACATCTGTTTTTGATGAACAGGGAGAAATTTTGTTTGCTGACTTAGTAGATGAATTTTCTCTAATGTTTGAAAGTGATAATCCAAGATTTGACGCAGATAGATTTGCTCTTGCTTGTTATAAAGAATTAGCAAACGCATAATAAAAAATCCTGAGCAAGATCTAAAACTGCTCCCAATTTTTGGGGCGCCCCGTTCGGGCGTGTCGTCCACAGAGTTATCCATAGGCTTGTTTTTGTGAGATTTATCACACGACTTGAGCGTCTCACTATTTGGAATTACTGGCTAGTAAGTTGATAATTTATGCTTAATAGGCTAGACTTACATAGTAAGAAAAATAAATAAGAAAGATTTGTCAGACCCTTATGGTAGGATAGATTTAATAACAAAAAGAAAGAGGTTGGCAAATGTCAGCAAATGTCTATACAATAGAACACCTACTAGTAGGAACACAGTATCGTTCCCGTACTTTAACGGGAGAAATTATCTCAGCAGAGGTACACCCTAAAGCCGTATGGTATCAGGGTTGCGAAAGTTATTTAGTGGAAGTACGACCTAATAACTTTGGAAAAACAGTATGTCGTACAGTAGCAGTAAAGGTAGAAAACTAATGGGATACATTGAGATTTTTAGAATTGACAATGAGGGTGCAGGTTGGATAGACTTGGACAATGCAACACCTAGCGAATTGCTAGACTTAGAAATTGGACTATTTCAGGAAGGGGCTATCTAATGGGAGTAATGAAAGAATTGCATTTAGAGATAACTACTTGCGACCTATGCTATGGCACAGGTTGGCTACACTTTGGCAATAGCGAGGACTACGATACAGAGTCTTGCGATTGTAATCCACACCAATTATTTATCACTAAGGAGAATAACTAATGAACGAATACCTATACTCAGTAACTAGCACTAACGATAGTGCCACTAGCCCTAATTGGGTTGGTCGTTACTCTAATGCCCTTGACGCAGTAAATGTCTTTAATAGTTTTATTGACTATGGTGACGCTAATGAATACAGAGTAGTTAATTTATCTGAACCTTCAGGTAAGTTACACACAAAAACTTTTTACAGAACAGGATTGGTTGTGACACGATAATGGAAACTTTTGAATTTAATACTTTCATAGATGTCCAAGCAGAAAACTATGATGAGGCTATTGATGTATTTCAATTCCAATTAAAGTATGGAATAGATAAAGATAATGTCTATGTCGCAGACATAAAGCAATTAACTAATAACAACGAAGGCGTAGAGGTATAAATAATGGGATCAGTTACAGCAATTGGATTAGCAGATAGCGTGTTGGATTTAGAAACACAATTAGCCTATCACTTACAGGGTAATCACTACCCACCAGTTCCACTTTCTATGGTGCAACCTTGCATAGATGCTATTGACGCATACTATGATGAGGACTATGATCGATTTATTGCTATGCCTGAAGGCGTATTCTATAAGGGAATGAGCCACGCACCTGCACACGCTATTGTAGACCAACACCACCTATCTTGGTTTATTGACCCAGTAGATAACTATGAAGATGAGGAATAAAATGTCTGATACAATGATGGCTATGGATTTAATACACGCTGATAACTTACAGCCAGATCAATTAATGCTTGGCGATTTAATTAAAATTGGTGATGACATCGTTGAAGTTATTTTTATTGAAAGTGATTCAACTGCAGATAACTATGACATACAAACTGAAAATGAATTTGGTGAAACAGAAATAACACAGTATGGTTATACTGATTTAATTCCGTTGTATGTTTTTATTCAAGATAATGACGAATAAATACCCTGAAAAATGGGGCGCCCCGTTCGGGCGTGTCTGTGGATAAACCTGTGGATACTGGTGAGTAACCCTATAACAATTTCTTTAAGAAGAGACTTTTCTTTTCCCCGAATTTTGGTGGGCAAAAATTTTTTGTGATTTTAATCACACAATCTAGATTTGACATTTTTATTAGATGTGTGTTAGTATTGCTATATGAAGAAAACAGATGAGGAATTACGCAGGCTTATGGAACTACGCCGTAGTAATGCTGCCTCAGCCGTGCCTTCAAAGAAAGCCTACAACCGTAGGAAATGTCAGTCCCAACTGATACAATTAAAGAAAACAAAGGAGACCCCCTAATGGCCAATATGTATGAAGATGAAATGTTCGATGAGTATTACTCAACAACCTGCCCTGTATGTCAAGAAAATGCCGTTGACGCATATGAAGAAAAATGCACTCATTGCTTGCTAGAAGAAATGTCCGTTACCTATAATGAAGACATTGCTCTAGAAATGAGTCTAGGTCTTGACTACTAATACACTTACACTTAAACGTTCTAATGATAGAAAGGTGGCTAACCTTGTCACAAAAAATGGAAAGCAAGCCGCAATTGCGAACACATTCGGCCTCCCTGCTGGAAAAAATTATTCATGCCCTGGTGCCACTAGTATTTGTGAGAGCGTTTGCTACGCAGGAAAACTCGAAAAGTTATTCAAGGGAGTAAAGGCTAACCTATTACACAATTGGTCCTTACTTAAAGATTCAGATCAATTAACTATGGAGAAATTGTTAACCAATATGATTAATGATTTCCGTGCAGACTGTGTAAAGAAAAATGCCCCTATGCTATTCCGCATTCACTGGGACGGCGATTTCTTTAACGATGACTATACCAACGCCTGGAAGACTGTCATCCTTAATAATCCTGATATTCAATTCTGGGTATACACTCGTGTTAAGTCTGCTGCTCTCATCCTTAAAGATATTGACAACCTATCTCTTTACTTTAGCACTGACAGTGAGAATGTAAAAATTGGTGTTGACTTAAAAATTAATCAAGGTGTTCGCCTTGCTTATCTTGCTAAAAACTTTGCTATTGGCCAAGCAGATGTTAAAGAAATGACTGGCCGTCCTGCTGCTAAGTGTCCTGAGAATAATAAACAAATTCCACTTATCTCAACAAATGGCTCGGCTTGCGTTTCTTGTTCATTGTGTGTATACTCTAAGAGTGATATCATATTCAGTGCGAGTAAAAAGTAAATGAGCCCTTGGTTCTATTTTCTAATGATAATAATTATTCTGTTATCTCTTAGTGGTAGTTCTGGATTTTAAATTTGATCCCTGCTAAAAATGCAGGGCGCCCCAAAAACCTAGTTTGTCAAGTTACGACACGCATAAAATATGTGTTTAAGAACACACCAAGTGAGTCCCCCAAAATTGGTATTTATGACATTTTTCTGCTAAAATTATACTATAAGCAAAACCCCCACAACAGAAAGGCAAGACCCAAATGACACTATCAGGATACACATACCAAATTGGTGATTTGTTCACAACAAGCAAGACAGGCGTTACAGGTCGTATCGCAGGTTTTGAGCCAATGTCTAATAAGGTTACTAGAGTTTCTCTAGTCCTAGCAAATGGCTCACGCCGTTTGGCTATGGTCAAGACCAGCAAGTAATCTCAAAATGTGAGAAATGTCAGGTTTGGATTTGACATTTCTACAAGCAAAATGTTATACTTAGTATAACAAGAAAACAACCCTAACAGAAAAGAGAAAAACAATGTCAGTAGCAACAGCAACTTACAAGGTCGGCGACACCTTCACAACACAGAAGTCAAAGGTAACAGGAGTAATCAAGGAGATTACACCACAAGCCAATGGTAATGTTCGTGTGGCACTAGATGTCAATGGCACAACCCGTTACACAACTTGGACAGCCAAGTAAAATAAAATAACGAAACAGGGACAGTTTAGGAGAGTATCTAGTCCAATGTCGTAAGTAAGAACTCTCCCCCCTTCGGGGGAAATGTCAGACCCACCCCCTATAATAGAAACTAACCCACAACAAAGAAAAGAGAAACAAATGGCTAGAGCAAAAGCAATAAATGTAAAAATCCCAACAGTTCGTGTAATCGCAGGACTAGAGGAAGCACTCGCTACACTAGAAGCAGACTACGCAACACAAGAAGCAAAAGAAGCAAAGTATCAAGAACTACACAAGGCTTGGAAAGATGAAATCGGTAAGTGGGCTATTGCCAACTACGCAAAGTCAGAAAACCTACGCACCTCCTATCGCTCTTGGAACAACACTCTCAATGTTGATTTTGACATCATCACAAAAGAGGGAACTTTCCCATCAGAACCTGAAAAGGATTTTGAGGTTATTCACTCTAGCACTTATCGTGAGTCAAAGAAAGAAATCACAAACGCAATTCGCTTGCTAAAGATGACAGACGAGGAAGTCGTTAGCACTTCTACTTACAACGCAATCGCACAGTATCTCTAATTAGATACACAACCTGAGTAGGTTGATAAACTGCTCACACAATTAAATAAGGTTAAGGTAAGGGGTTCAGAGCCTCTCTTAATTCGCCAGGCTGATTAGGGCGATCACAGAAATACTATAGAGCGTCTACCCCTTAGACTGGATGGGGGATCAGTTCACACCAACTGCCAAAATGAGGTGTAACTACCTGAGTAAGTATCAAAACTGCTCCCCGCAAGGGTCCTTGACAATTGTCAGTGGCCAGTAGTATAATTAAATTAACCAACAAACAGAAAGAGGCCCCTATGGACCAGCAAGTAAGCACACCAGTAGTAAATGCAACAGAAGAGTTCCTTCGTGATTCTTTGGCCAAGGCAACATTGCGTATTACAGAACTTGAGGAGCACATTCAGAAAGTAACTCAACGTTCATATGCAGATTCTGCAGATAAGAATCGTATGGTTGAAGCAATGCAAGAATGGACGCTTGAGGCTCTTGAGCACGGCACCATTGATGAATCAGAAGCAGAATCAATTGCTGAAATTATGGGCTTTGATTTAACAAAAGAATTTGAAGTTGAAGTAACAGTTCTTTATTCAGTTACGGTTAATGCTCGCACTGAAGAAGACGCAACAAATTCAATTCACGATATTGATTTTGATACAGTTCAATATAACTCAGATAATATTTCTTGGTTATCATCCTCAATTGACAGAGTGGATATTTAGTAGGGGGCTACTAAAGGACCTGAGCACGTCTCTACGTAAACTGCTCACTTTAAATTCCCTGAAAATTTGGGGGCGCCCCCGTCAAGTCGACACGCCGTAGGCTGGCTGTGATCTTCACCACAATGTCCGATTTATACATATCTAACTATCCCGATTTGCATATGTCAGTCAGTCCTGCTATACTTGAAATATCAACACAACAGAAAGAAGGAAAATATCGTGGCTCACGATTTAGAAACACAAAACGGCAAGGCATCATTCGCATCATTCCGTGAACCTGCTTGGCACGGATTGGGTACTGTATTCACAGAAGAAAAAACAACATCAGAAATGCTATCATTAGCAAATCTTGATGGTTGGAATGTTCGTCTGGAAGATTTGGAAACCCCTACACATTTAACAAGCGACAAGAATTATCAATATGTCTTGCGTACAAATCCTACCGACAACTCTCAGACCGACATTCTTGGTGTCGTTGGTGAGCGTTATCACCCAATGCAGAATGAAGATTTATTTTCATTTGGCGATAACATTCTTGATGGTGGTGGTCGTTGGGAGACTGCTGGTTCAATCAAGGGTGGTCGTGTCGTGTTCGGTGCATTAGCACTAGAGCGTGAAACAATTCTTGACCCTAATGGTGTTGCTGATAAGGTAAAAACTTATTTGCTCATCAACACATCACACGATGGCTCAATCGCTATTCAAGCATCTATTACACCCGTTCGTGTTGTATGTGCTAACACTCTTAACCTTGCACTTAACACTACACGCAAAAGGGGTGGCGTAAAGCAATCATTCAAGATTCGTCACACACAAACTGCAAGTGGCAAGGTTGCCGTTGCTCGTGAGACTCTTGGTCTTGCTCATAAATATATGGATTCTTTTGACCTTATGGCTAACGCTATGATTCAACAAGAAGTTTCTGCACAAATGTTTAACGACATTATTCTTGCTGCATACCCAAAGCCTGAAAAAGATTCTAAGGGTGCTTTCAAGAAATGGGAAAACAAGGTAGATGTTATTAACGACATTTATACAGGCGAGTTTAACGGAATGATTGCTGGTAATGCGTGGGGTGCTTTCAATGCACTAACTGAACGCCTTGACTGGCACCGTTCTGCTCGTGGTGGCAATAACGAATCTATCCTTGCATCTGCAAGTGGTTTTGACCCTGCTATCACAGCAGAAAAAAATCGCTTACTAAAAATTGTGCGTGAATTAACTAACGCATAAATAAAAAAATAAATAAATGCCACCTGAGCAAGTGGATACAAAAACTGCTCGCAAGGTTCCATAGATCAATTGGTTAGATCGCTACCCTGTCACGGTAGAGGCTACGGGTTCAAGTCCCGTTGGAATCGCAAGAAAACGGGGCGCCCCCTGTGATGTGCGTCACATAATATTTTTAACTAAATAACTTTACGATAGAGTGATATTTTTCCCGAAATTTAATTACGATAGATTTGATTTTTTCCCCAAAGTTTGCTACAATTAATCTATGACCCAACAAGTTGCAATATATGAAATGAACTACTCCTGCTCTCCTGGTGGCGTTGACTGCTGGGAAGCAACCATTCAGGGATATGGTACTAGTACTACTGGCTCTGACTTTAAGACTGCTGGAGAGGCTCTTAATTGGGTGCTTGACAGATACCCTGACGAAATGCTAGAATTAGTAGTAACCTCACTTCCAGCCTATGAAAAGGAATATGTGTGACAACCCAAACAATATCAGACCCAATGCTACAAGACTACTACTCTTGCGACCTTGCTATCTCTATTACAAATATTAAGGCTAAGAATAGACACCACGCAGAAGCCGTTATGCAAACCTTTATAGATGAGATTGCTAAGGTAATGAATGATGAACTTAGTTGGGATGATGCCCAATGGGATATAGAAGAAAATGTATTCCTACCTGAACTAGGGGAGTGGCATACAAAGTGAATACCATTGACGACCTAATCAATGAAATCTATGAAAGCAATTACTCTCACTTAGAGTTTGAAGAGAATATGGGTGGAGACGCTTGCGACTGCCACATACACACTACACTAAACACTATTGCCCACTATGCAGGAATTGAGGTAGGAGAATGAAAGTTAGAATTAGTCTTGAACAAACCATAGATATCGATGACGCTATGTCTAATGATATAGGGTTTGAACTATACGGTCCCCCTGATATGAGTAATGATGATAAGATCGATTATCTAATTGCTCGATTTGCTGAGGACATAGATACTATGGTAAAGTATGATGAAGTATTGGGCAACATCTCAGTAGAATACATAGAGGACTAAATGTTAGGCTATACTGAAACTGATATTGCGGTAATGACAGATGCTATGGAAGATGCTATCAAATCAGGAAGACTTTCTTCTGAGGTAGTAGATGGTTTGGAAAAGGCTATGTCTTTCCTTGATGGTTTATGGGCAGAAGGGTACTTTGACTAATGACTAAAGAAGATATTATTGTAATGTGTGAAGATGCTCTTGATGATTTAGAGTATAACGGTGCAGAAAATACTTTTGCTTGGAATACCCTTTTAGAAGTCCGTGCCTATTTAGTTAATCAAGGAGATTAGTATGTGGAGTAAGTATACATTTGTTTGTGACCCTGATGAGTGTGACGCTCTTCTTCAATTTACCGCCAGGGATGGCTATGGATTTCCCAATGGATCTGTAGAGATGAAATGCCCTTGTGGAAGAATGATGAACTATATTAGTTATGAAGATGCTTGGGAACCGATCATTACAGATGTGAGCAAGGTCACACCCCGTACAGTTGTAAAAATCGACTCCAACCCGTATACTTTATAGTATGGACCTAAACACACTTAAAGAATATATAAACATAACTATTATCTCTATGGAGCAAGACCTAGAGAACGAGGACGGTGCTGATAGCATTGTTCCTTACCTTGAAGGTGCTATTCATATATCCCGTCATTATTTGTCAGTGCTAGAGGGTACAATATAACTATGATGAATATGACCTTAGAACCAAGACTACAGAAACTGATTGATATGGGAGAGTCAGGAACTGACATCCTACACGGTGAACTTAAAAACCTAATGCTTGAGGCTGAGACTGAATACCTTGAGATTGAAAAAGAAGAGCGTGAGGGTGGCTACTCTGACGCAATGCTATCTATGGACAGAACAAGGGCAGAAGGAAGAATGGACGCCCTAGTAGAAGTCTATGCCCTTACCTACCAACTAGCCTTTGCTATCAATGACAGGATAAAGAACAATGGATAACTTTATTGAAATGGATTTTGATGAGTGGTGTGAGACCTATAAGCCAATCATTAACCATATAGACACAAATGCCTCATTTGACAATGGCGAGGGTAGCATTATGTTTGAGACATATGGAGATGAGGTAGAGTTTGTTAAGTCTCAATCCCCTGACAAAATTTGGATGTATGGAGATGGTGACGACGGTGGGTCCTATGTCTGGTCTGGCTGGGGATTTGTAAATAGACTGGGATACTTCATTACTGAGGTGCCGTGCCCACCCAACACAACGATTCAAATCAGAGTTAGTTATAACTGGTTCTACTGTGAGAACTGTAGTGCTGAGTTTGAAGACCCTGATAATACTGTTAGAGATGCATTTGATGAGCACGATTTGATTAAATGCCCTCAATGTGCTACACTTGAAGAAATGACCCTAGTAGGACTGGATACAAAATGAAAGAAACATACACCTGCCCACGCTGTTCTATAAAGTATGGAGACAGATACGAAGAAGATAATTTATGGTTTATTAAAAATGCTGGGTACATACAACTTGGCTGCTGCGTAGAATGTGAGACACCTGCAGAGGGTGTTGAACTTACGAAGATTTGGAAAGATTACTGCGACTCAACAGGAATTGGATTAAGCAAATGAATGAATACAAAATAGAATTAATACACGAGCCAAGTGGTGCCTATATGAACTTTACAATGTTTAGTGAAACAAAGGAAGATGAAGTAGCACTGGCCAAAGAGATTTGGTCAGATATGTCGGTTGTTGTTTTGGACTATATCGAGGAGGAAAACTAATGGGAGCACGGATCAACTTTGTATTTCAAGACAGTGAGAAGGGCCCTAGGGTAGTACTCTACAGCCATTGGGGCGAGACTGAATGGCAACGGGACCTAGCAATGGCCTTGCGGCATTCAAAGCCACGGTTAAATGATTCTGCATATGGTACACGTATGATTATTAGTTATCTTATGCAAGATAGTATTCTAGAGGAAACAGGGTTTGGAATATTTGCAATTGACAATGATGGATATGAACTAGGGGACCCTACAGTACTCATCGACTTCACTACCAATACTGTTACTGACAGATTCTCTGTGCCCTTTGATAAATTTATGGATGCATATCTACCAAGTTTAGTTGAGCAGATCTAGGTATTGGGTCACCTAGGTTAGGGTGGGAAGGGCAAGCGTGGGGTTTGCTCTTTCCCCCACTTTTTGATACAATGGACTAGAGGAGATAACTATGGCTTATTCGCTTAGACGAACGGCAACCCATAACAAGGAAACAAGATTAGCAGAACAAATAGGAAAACTCCTGACGCAAGATTTTGCGGTAGATTTAGAAAGAGTAGGCTATTACATAGTAAGAAACCTACCCTTGATTAACTACCACAGATTAGAAGTTTTGAGTTTGACATCTATGGAAGAGTATGATAAACTTATGTTAGAGATGAAAGGACCCGTAAATGGACTACGCAGATAAAACAGGACTACTAGGTCAACTATGGATTGACTATCGTGAGGATGAGAACTTCTCGCTATTTATGGAATACAACGACATTGGTTTGCCATTGTCCTATGTGGTGGCAGAAGGTTTAGTTCCTGAACTAACAAAACTGGGTGAGGACTATGTTGATGAAACTATTGAGATGTTCTTTAAACTTCTTGAGATTTCAGAACAAGAAGTAGAAATGCTAGACAAGATTAACTTAGATTCAGTTCTAAACCTAGCAGCCCAAAAAAAGCATTTAGAGTAATCTGGCCCCTGCGGGGCGCCCCCTAGACATATCGGACAAACCAGACAATATTAGTCTCAAGAGATCATTACGAAGGACAAATTCTTTTCCCCGTACCAGGGACATTACGATGAAGCAATTTTCTTCCCCGTACCAAACCTTATACCATACAAACCATCATATGTCAAACCTTCATATCAAGGTGTATAATATATCTATGACTCCCAGACACTTTGCAGCATATGCCAAAAGAGATCCTAAACAATATCAGGCTTTCTCTGACTCTATGTGGAACTCCTTTGTTACTGTTACACATGCTATAGGTTTGTCTCCTTTCTTTTCATTTACCCCCGAATTTTTGCAGGCTAAAGAAGTTGAGCAGTCCAACGGACGCTTCGCCCCAGGCGAAATCCCAGGGGATCAAGACCAAACCCCATAACAAATACCCCCTATAGAATAACAAACCTTTTATCCTGGTTTCCTATAAATTCTATAAAGGTTTTTCAAAATAAGATTACGATATGGTTAAATTTCTCCCCAGTTTCGGGAGATTTTTTTATGTGGTTTTAAGGTTTGAAAGGACTTGACAAACCATTATATCTGTGGTATCATCCGCAACGGGGCTATGAGGTTTGAAGGTTTGACAATATGAAGGTTTTGTGCTAGGGCCCCTTTCGCCCCAGGGAGATTACGACGCCATCTATAAAAGGGCTCTATACTCCACTATCCTCCACTTCACTCCACTTCTAGAATGTCTAAATATATAATCAGTAAGATTATTATGTGGATAAACCTGTGTATAAGTATTACGAAAGGTACATTCCAAACCCTATTTCCTACTCAAATGTACCTTAACTAACCAATAGGTAAATTGTCAAACCTGTGGATAACTATTTGGTATACTTGGTATATGACAGAGTACATACCAAACACCAAAATAAAACACCCAACCTCAGAGTACTCTATCGTTACAATACCTAGATCGGGATCTAACTATCTTCAGGATAGGATTGAACAGCATACAGGTATATTTGTTAAAAAAAGTCATGAGTTACAAAATAACAAAATGATAACAGTAGTAAGAGACCCTATAGACTTCCTATCTTCTTATGTGGCTATGGATGCTCTATATTTTGGAAGTCTTGACAACTTTTTGTCTAATCCACAAGACTGGTGTTTCTCTAGTTGGTATACTGAAAACGATATGGACATTGTTGACAATTTTGACATTATAATAACCTATGAGTCTTTGATAAATTCACCACTTGAAACAATAAAAAAGATAGCGGACAAAATGTCAGTTGAAATAATTGAAGATAGATACAAAAGTAATGTTGTAGATAAAGCATACAGAAACCATGTAAAATCTAGTAAATCGCTTAAAGACTACGACACAATAAGACAAATAGTAGAAAAGCAAGACCTTTCAAAGACCTATGAGATTTATAATAAGTTCTTGGCCAAGGCTATCTAAAACTCGACGCCCCCTATAGCCTTATTGACCATACGGATCAAACCTCTTCGAGTCACTTTAGATGCATCAAATGTCTCCGTATATCCCCCTTGTGGCATATCTGCCTTATCTAGGAAATGTCCATACTTGGAAGTAAGGGTTTGTACTATTAGGGATTCTATGTATCTTGCTTGATCCCGTTCGGAAAATGCCCAATACTTTATGAGTATCCATCCCTTGGTCCTATGGGCTGCAAACCTTCTACCTGAGACATCGGAGATGCCTATCTTGATGGCCTTATGTCTTGGGCTATAGAGTATGTATAGTAGGGTCATGGATCTATTATACTTGACATCCCCTGCTAATTTTGCTATACTTGGATTATGCATATATTCAAAGTATCTCTATTAGATTACGCAACGGCATTTGATCTTGATATCTTTGCCTCGACTGAGAAAGAAGCCAGAGCAATGGCACAAGCAGAAGAACCTAAGATGAACATTACTAGGGTAGTTTGTCTAACCACTATCGAGTCTATATGACCAATCAAGAGATATCTGAACTACTCAACAAAGAATCTTATAGGGTTTGGGACACTGCCAGAGTTATCAAGAACCAAGACTACCATGATGGTCTGGTTAAGGGTTTGAAGATGGCTGCTAAGTATGTAGCCAAACTATGATTACGAATATGGAAATACCAGATCCATTCCAAACCTTCGTAGCCAAGAAATATGCTAACGCTAAGGGCTATGTGCATGACTGGTTTACTGGCGAATGGTCTTATAGTTGTAGTACCTGTAAGGATAATCTTTCTGGTCCGTCCCGCAAAATATTAACAAAAATTAGATTGTTTCATACTAGAAATGAGTGCTTAGGTGGCTACTAAGAAATGTGACCACACCTGGTATATGAGAGAAAAAGGGATTACCTGTACAAAATGTCTGATGATTTGGGAGAGTGATGAGGATATTAATCTGTCCAATTTGTAAGAAGGAATGGGATCTAAGATGGGGTGTTTTTGGACACGACTCCCTTGCTAGGCATATGAAGGCTACTCACCAATAGTGCCCGTGTAGGGCATAGGAAGGTTTGTGTCTCTCTATTTTCGCCGAACTTTAAGGCATAAAAAAATCCGCCTAATCGAAAGACTAGACGGGCTAATTTATTTAATTACTCTATTACTTCCCCATCGTCGAATCTTGCAACGCCTGGCTTTAGTCCTGGAAATGCTGCTTTTAATGCTGCTGCTGCGATATCTTTTTCTTCTCTAGTCCATGCCTTGTTGCGGAGTTCGTTAGCAGCCATTTGCTCTGCATTATATTCTGGAGTTGTCATAATATAATTATAGCAGAGTATTTGACAAATTGTCGGTGGAGTGGTATGATGTATATATGACTTGTACAAAATATGGGTGTGACTACCAATTAGACCTTGATGGTCAAGTAACCTGTGCCGTCTGTGGGGCTATGGATGATGACAAGCAGCCTGTGGATATCTTTGAGTCCCAGGTTGACTTTGAGTAATGGCTATGATACAATAGTATAATGGAAATAATTATAATACTACTTACTTGGTATGCCACAAAGTTATACTATACAAAAACCTTAACTATCCAAGCACCAGAAAAAGAAGAAGGCCCTATGGTTCACATAAAATGCCATAAGTGTGCTCAAACCATATACACTCATAAAGATCTACTTCGGGCTCCATACTACTGTTTGGCATGCAAGTAGGCACACACCAAATGTCATGCTACAAGTGTCCAAAAGATTGGAAGTTTCACTATTCGGTAGGCATTTCAAAATTTTTAGGACCTTCTAATCCTATTGCTGTAAAGATAGAAGATGCTGAGTCAATTTCTGATATCCCTGTAACACTTAGAAAATTTTATGAGGACAGTAAGTTTTTATATGAAGATGATCAGTTTGTAATTATTCATGACCCATTCCCTGATTTTAAGACACATCTTTTAATTATCCCGATTGAACATATTGAAGGAACAGAAATATTAAACCATCCAGGCCTGCTTAAAGACATGATTTTGGCTGGATGGTATATAGTAGACAATACATCTTCTACGGATGAATTAAGTCTAAAAATATCATGTAAAAGTATAAGTCACAAAAATAATTATTTTAAACACTTTCATATACACATCCAGTCAGAAGACCTGATTCCTGAAAGTGAGTTGATTGAACTATTTACCCCTAAATTCTATAAAGGACACATCCCCAATGGATAAATTCCAGTCTTCTTATAACCTATACGCCAAAAAAACTGATTCTTACAGGGTGGCATGTAGTCAGTGTAATCAGTTATATATAAAGGCTAACGATGAGCCTTTTGTGTGCTTAACCTGCTCTGTAAGTTGATGGTATAATAGTTATATGGCATATATGATAAACAATAAACCCGTTGGAAATGATCCTGGTTCAATTAAAAGAACTGACTCATATCAAAAATTTATAAATAAATTAGGCAATTCTACAAAAAATATTGTAACTATTTCTAATTTCTTAACAGAAGAAGAAATATCTTATTTGATGGAAGGACTAGACGATAGGCCTTCTCATCGTTTTGTTTCTCAAAAAGGTCCTAATGGGGAGCCATTGACTTACATGCGTAAGTATGCTGGTCTGCCCGATAAGCATAATCTTATAAATAAAGTTAAAAATGAAATAGAAAAAGCATACAACCTAGAGGATATTAAGATAGTAGAAAAAGAAGACTTCTTGGGTGTTGTTCACTGGGAGACTGGATCTTACCTAACTACTCATGTAGACGATCTTGGCTATGTAACAGATAATCATTTACCAATTATTATTTATTTAAATGATAACTATAATGGTGGAGAAATTAAGTTTGAAACACACGATGTTTCTATTAAGCCAAAGACTGGTGATTTAATTATATTCCCTGGAAATATGCATTACGCTCATGAAGTTACAAAAATTTTATCTGGCGACAGATACACATTACCTATTTGGTTTACGATAGTTTAAGAATGAAAGATAGCATAAAGAAAAGAAAACTTTTAGATGGATCCGAAGTAGATGATTACGATTACCCAATAGATTTAATACTTCACACAAAGGCTCCAGGTAAATGGAAACTTATCGATCTTGAAACTGGTCAAGAGTATCTTGGTTCAGAAATATCTCATGAAACATTTGGAGAACTTTTAAGAAGTAAAGTAGCAAAGGCTAAGATAGGATCTTGGTTTAAGACAAAGGGAAGAGTAATAAAAAATGGATAATACAAAAAAGCCTATAACATTTCACTGGATGTGGAGAAGACACTGGCAGATAAATGATAGCATTGAAAACCTAGACCTTAAGGGAATCCTTGCTATGGCACAAGAACTAGATGGTGCTAATGTAAAATCCGTTTTGCTTCCATATGGTCCAGGTGGTATTGATTTTTCATTAGTTATACAAGAAGCACTACAAAAAACAAATCAACTAATATTGACAATTGCTTTACCAGCATATGGAACAAGCCCAGACTATGCTGCTAAGATTGTTGACACTTTAAATAAATTTGCACCTGGAAGAATTGGCGTAAACCTTGTTGCTGGAAGATGGGGTGATGAAGGAAACGGTCCTGCAGAAAAGTTAGTACTGGATCACTATATGCATGATTCATCATTGATCGATACTCTTGAAAAAAGAGTAGGAGTATCTTCAGTTTGGCTGGATAAGGTAATGGCTTTAATGCAAAACCATCAGCATAAAACACACATGGCAGTTGTTGGTTCTTCAGATACAACAATTGGTATGGCAAATAAGCATTGCGAATATATATATGTAGATGATAATCTGTTGTTTAGAGATCAATTTAAAAAGATTGACCTTAATAAAGTAAAGCCAATCGTTATTATTGATCCACTTATCACGACCCATCCAGACGATGAAAAGCATGTCAAGTATGATAAGAATGCTCCAGTTAGACAGCAACATCATTTGATAAAAGGAAAATTGGTCGATGTTGTTGCACAAATAAGAGACCTATCTGAGAAATTTGGCATTTATGACTTTATGATTCATACTGATCAAGAAGATATTAGTAAGTTGTTAGATATGGTAAAAAACTTTAACGATATTGTAGTACCTGAGTGGAATGTCATCGGTTATTCTGACTTAACAGTACAAAACTTTAATAATATCGGAAGTAGTCCTAGCAACATAAAAATATATAAAGACTACCTTAGCGAAGATGAGCGCAAAAAAATTATAGGATTGATTAACAGCACAGAAACAAGTAATAACCGTCTTCTACAGAATGACGATGCTGGTTGGCCTGCTCTATCTTTGCTATATTATGATTCCCTTACCTATTCAGAAAGACATATACCTGGTATTAAGGATATTTTAGAAAAAGAGTTTAATGTAAAATTAAAGCCAAGAAATTCTCGCTTTGCTCAGTGGGTACATAAGGATAGTAAACCAATATCAATAGATGACTTAGGACACAAAGATTCAAACCATTTAGCAGGTTGGGTATACTTAAATGATGATTATGATGGTGGGGAAATATCCTTTATTCATCAAGGTATATCTTTTAAGCCAAAGGCTGGTGATTTGGTTTTATTCCCTGGAAATAGACACTATTGGTATCATGTTGGTCCTACAAATGGATCAAGGTATATCATGCCAATTTGGTTCGATTTTGTTTAATGGTATAATAATTATATGGAAAAACATAAATGTTTCTTTTGTGAAAAAGATGCTACGCACTATGACGTAGTAGTAAATCACTCTGGATATATAGTTGCTGATGTGTGCCTAAGTCATTTGTCTATGGGCCTTGTATCTTAGTATGTCAAATATAACAATTGTTACATATCCTAGATCTGGGGCAAACTACTTATCAAATTTACTATTAAATAACTGTAGGAAAGATATAAAATATTTTCACATTCCTAGAAACCCTGATCGCTTTATTATAACTGTTGTACGAGATCCATTTGAGTCAATTCACTCTCATGTAACCATGAGAAAGCATTATTACCCAAATGAAGGATATAGCAAAAGATATAATAACGAATATCAAGATATGTACAATTTTTTATATGAAAATGCAAACATTGTCATTAAATATAAAGACCTAACAGAGTTTCCAGACAAGGTATTGTTAAAACTTTGCAGTGATCTTAAATTTGAGATAAACCCATTAGATACTCCTGCTCCTATGCCAGTAGATAACAAAAAAGATACATACTTAAGATCAAGTAAAACCTCCCCAGAATACAAGAACGAACATTTTAAAATAGAAGATATTTCAGATTGCTATGAATCATACAATAAGTTGTTATCAAGAACATTTGACTTGACTAAACCCTGACTTTAAGGTATACTGGATATATGGAACAATGGATGAACAACTATGCTTCTTGGGTGCTTGCTGTCAGTGGTGTGGCTGCAATTTATTTTGTTGGAAGAAAACAAATATGGGCATGGATTTGGGCTACCTGTAATGAGGCTATGTGGATATTTTATGCAGTAACAACCAAACAATATGGATTTGTTTTTGCTGCTGTTGCTTACTCGATTGTTTATATTAAGTCTTATCTTCACTGGAGGCAAAAAGAATGATTAACAATAACTGTCCTATTTGTAACTTAGACAAAGAATCCGAGTGGTTCTGGAATGCTCATCAAACAATGAGTGATGGAAAGATTTGGTGCGTCAATGCCAAAAGATCCTAAGATAATGACTATGGATTGGCGTAGCCTTGGCTATTGGCCAGTATGGAAAAATGGAAAGAAAGTCTGGGTACCCAAAGATGAACAACTTAACAACAATTCAGAAGACTAGAATCCTACCATTACGATGGATAGGAAATTTTCTTGGTGAATACGCTGGGAATCATTTAGTTAAGGCTATTGACTTAGATGAGTCTCTAGATAGTAATTTAGGATTTCGTTATAAATACCACGCAAAATGCTGGAAGTATCTTAATAAACCTTATACATGGTGGGGCACATACTATGAACTTGACATCAAAGGAATGGTGAATGATTTAGATGGTGCTGGTTGGGATGACTATGATGAGTTTGGTAAAGCCTACTGGGAAAAGGATGAATAATGAGTATAGATGAGATGACATTACGAGAAGAAATCGCAAGGGCTATTGAGGCTCTTCCAATTGAGGACTCTATCACTAATGCCTTGGGTATGCGTACCCTTGCAGCAAAGGTTGCAAGAGGAGAAGATAACTATATGACTGAGTTTTTTGATAGACAGGAGGCCTACGAATGATTAGTTTATTCTTTTTAGTACCAGCATTTATTGCTGGGTATGTAGCATGTTATTTTATTATGACATACAAAGTAAATCAAGATTTATAAGAACTAATAATAGAGTTTATTCCATTATGGTATAATTATAATTATGAAAATTTTAACAAGAGATATTCTGCCTTTTTATAAATTAACAAAAGAAAATAATTGGTATTTAAAAAAGTTTTTTTCAAATACAAAAGAAGTTGGACTTTATAGCCCATTCCGTCAAAATGTTGTTCATTCACAGAGGACTCATACAGATAATTCTATAGAAACAATTGATGAAGATAATACATACGAAATAAACCACATCGGTTGCAGGGGAGAAATTGATGAAAATTCAGAGATACTTGCATCTGGTTGCTCTATAACTTTTGGTCTTGGTGTTCCAGAAGTGGGTAGGTGGACAAACCTTTTAAGCAAAAAGATTAACAAGAACATTACTAACTTAGGAAATCCTGGAGCATCAGTAGAAAGTCTTTGCACCCATCTTATTCAATATTGTATGAATAACAAAATGCCAAAAGAAATTTTTTGTTTAATGCCAGATTTTTTTAGAAGCATGGTTATAGTAGATAAAGAATTTTATAAATCAAGAGTTAATAGAGGTGATATGGGAACAAAAGATAGCCTAGAGCATATTTATTGTAACCCAGTAATAGTCAAAGACAAGAGATCATTTTTTGTAGAAATAGAAGATCAAAAATATATAGAAGATTCAACCTCTCCACACCAACTAATATTAAACTCTATT